TGGTGCTGACGATGGCGCTGAACACGGCTTGAGGCTGGCCCACCCTCTCGCGCACGCACGACACGGCGAAGTCTGCTTCGTTGAAGAAGACGGCCATGTCGGCTTGCAAGTCGAGCATGACGATCAGGCCTGGGGCAGCTGCTGCTGGGCGGGAGGTTCAGCCTTGGCTTCGGCCTCCGCTTTGGCCTTGGCCTCCGCTTTGGCCTTGGCCTTGGCTTCGACCAGCGCGCCCGACGCCACGGCCGCCGCGGCGGCCTTGTCGTCCAGCTCGATGGTCTCGCCCTCGGCGTGGTCGCGCCCGTCGTGGTTGACGGGGCCCAGGTGGGTGACGGTGTACTTGCCCATGGTCAGGCCACCGCGTCACGCCACAGGAAGCCCACGTCGCTGGCCACCACCAGCTCGCGCAGCGACTCGCCGGCGCGCACGCGCTGGGCGCCGCGCAGGCCGGTCTTGGGCTCGGGCATGCTGCCCGCCACACGGCCGCCCCACTCGGCCGTGAAGCCGAAGGTGATGGCGTTGCCGCGGATGCTGGCCGCCGGGTTGAGGTGCAGCGCCGCCACGTGGTTGCCCCACACGCGCTGCATGCTGGCCGTCTGCCCCGGCTTGGCGGTGTTGACCCAGCTCTCGCCGATGATCACGCGGTCCACTTCCAGCAGCTCGGCCAGCGCCTGCGCGGTGGCCGGGCGGCCCGCCGCGCTGGTGGTGGCCGAGTTACCGTTTGCCGAAGGCGCCAGTGCGGCGGTGATGCGCGGGTGCACCCGCAGCCGGCTGTACACGCGGCGACCCATCACCAGGGTGTTCGGGCGCATGAGCATGCCGTCGAACGCCGTCATCATGGCGGTGTAGGGGTCGGAGTTGGCGAAGTCACTCCACTGGCCGGTGCCCGTCAGCGTGGTGCGGTTGGCCGTGGGGTAGGTGGCCAGCGCGGTAACGATGTTGGCCGTGCGGCGCTCGCGGTCCAGGGCCACCAGCTCGGCAATGCCTTCGACGGCGCGGCCGATCGGGTCATAACCCGGGGGCGCGGATTCGATGTCGACGTTGGGCACCACGTCGTCCAGGCCGTAGTCCTGGACGAACGACGCCACTTCGGTGCCGCTGAACTGCACCTCGTTGGGCTCGCCCTTGCGGCCCACCTGGGTTTCGGGCACGGTGAAGAGCTCGTCGCGTTCGAACTGCTGCCACTTGAACTCGCGCGAGGGCACGGGGGTGCGCGGCAGCACCTCGTCGGCGATGTAGTTCGCGTTGCGGTACGCCAGGGCGATGGAGGTCAGCTGCTGCTGTACCGGGAAGGGGAAATTCATGCTCATGGTGATGAGTCCTCAGATGTGGGTGTGGGGTCAGCCCTGCCAGGAACCCGGGCTCAGCAGCACCGAGCCCCGCTCGCCGAGCGCGCCGTCGACCATGGCGATGCCAGCGATGCGCACGTTGGTGCCCGCCGCGGCGGTGGCCACGATGGCGCGGCCCACGCTGTCAGCAGTGAGCAGCGCGCCGCGGGTGACGGCACCGCCGTACTCGACGGTGGCAACGCCATGCAGCACCACGTCGACCGGCTCGCCGGCCGCCGGAGTGGCGACGTCGTCGGAGACGCCGATGTGCGAGTTGTTCGCCGCCGCCGACTGGATGACGGTGCGATCGTCGGCACCGAACTGCACGATGCGGCTGCGCGCGATGGCGGCGCCGCTGTTGAAGGTCTTCACGAGACCCTGGTTGCGCATGGTCATGGAATGGGCTCCTTGGTCAGGTGGGGTCGGCGGCCATCACTTGGGCGACGGCCTGAGACGTGGTGAGGGTGCGGCCCTGGGCCCGCGCTTCGGCGACGAGCTGGCGGGCCTTGTCGGCCACGGCGTTGGCCTTGGCGGGGTCGAAAGCACCGGCCTCGGCCTTGGGCTGCGCGTCGGCAGCCGGGGCCGCGGGCGCGGCTGCCGGCGCGTCGCCGTGGTGCGCGCGGGCCGCGGCCGCGAGCGACTGGCGCTCGGCGGCCAAGATGGCTTGCGCGGCCTCGGGGCCGGTGGTCTTGCCGTCGAGCGCGAGCTGCATGACGAGGGCCTGGTGGCCCTTCATGCCTTCGCCTTCGGCGAGCACGGCCTTGACGCGGGCGAGCTCGGCCGTGGCGCCTTCCTGGCGGGCGGCGGCGCTGATCTCGTTGCGGAGCGTGGCGAACAGGGCCGCGTGGTCGCGCTCCAGCGACTCACGCGTGATCTGGGTGTCTGCCGGGGGCATGACTTCTCCTTCTGCGGTGGTGGTTGAGTCGTCCGTGAGCGCAGCACCGGCGCCAGTGGACAGGGAGGGAACCGACTGCGCCGCCGCGCCGAACACCGCCTTGCGGCGCTTGGCGTAGCGGGTGGGGTCGGTGGCCAGCTGCTCGGCCATCGCCGCGACCGTGGAAACACCGTCCACGAGGCCTGCGTCGATGGCTAGCTGGCCATTGAACGAACGGCCTTCGGCCATGCGCTCGATCACTGCTTCGCTGCTGACACCGCGCTGCTGCGCAACGTGGTCGACGAAGACTGAGTAGAGGTAGTCGAGGTTCTTCTCGTACATCGCGAGCACCTCGGCATCAGGCTCTTCGCCGTTGACGCTGAGGCGCTTGTACTTGCCGCGATAGAGCACCTTGCTGTTTGGGTCAGCCGGCTCCCAGCTCAGGCGCTGCACCACGCCGATAGAGCCGACCATGTCGGTGGCGCCTTCGATGAAGAGGGCGTTCGCACAGCAGCCAACCCAGTACATAGCCGAGGCCATGACGCCTTCAACGACGGTCACTGTGGGCTTGAGATCGGCCAGTGCACGCATGGCGTCCGCGGCGGCAGGCACGGCGAGCGCGCTGCCGCCAGGACTGTCGGGCGCGAAGATCGCCGAACTCACGCGCGGGTCGGCGGCCATGCTTTCGAACTGCTGGGTCAGCATCTGGGTGCTGATGCCGCCGCTGACCTGCATGAACAGGTTGGCCTTGGGCGCCATGACGCCAGTCGCACGTAGCACCGCCACGCCGCCGGGTAGCACCTCATAGCGCTGCTGCTCATTGGCCAGCGGGCGGCCCAGGCGCTGCTCCACGGCTTGCAAGTCGATCTTGTCTCCGCGCAAGTGCGTGGCGTAAATCTCTTGCAGCTCGAGCAGCGTTGCGGGCTCTAGGGCCCAGGGGCCGGTCATCAGTTCCAGCAGCTTCATCGGCGGCCTCAGAAAGACGAAGCCCGCACAAGGCGGGCTTCGGGGTTGGTGGGGCAGCGCGGCTTCATGCGGGGCCGGCGTGGAGCGCCTGGCGCTCTGCAAAGAACTCGGCCGTCACGTCGCGGCCGATGCTCATCGTGATGGCGGCCAGCTGCGCCGGGCCAAAGGTGTGCGGGCTGCGCAGGAACGGCGTCGCCACCCATTCGCTGCAGAAGTAGCGCCGGCCCGCCTGGCGCGTGGGCAGCACGGTGGCCATGGCGCCCAGCAGGTCGTAGGGCCAGCCTTCGGTGGCGTCGAGCAGGCTGAGCGCGCGGAGCACGTCCCACTGCTGCACATCGGCGATGAGCCAGTGCCCCGGCTTGAGCGACACGCGCTTGGCTCGCACGCCGCCGTCGCGCAGGCTGCTCGATGCGATGGTGACGGTGCCGTCCTCGTGCGTCTGGAGGATCGACTCGACATGCGTGACGCGCCGGAACTCGCCACGCTGCACGGCGCGCACGGCGGCCCAGCCCAGGCGGACGTGCAGGCTGTCGCCGCGGTGGGCGCCGATGTAGTGGGCGACGAGCATGGTCAGGCCAGCGGCTGCAGCGGGTTGGTCTCGCCGTCGTACAGCAGCTGCCCGCGGCGGATGAGGGAGGTGACCCCAATCAGCGTCTGCTGCACCGTGGTCGAGCCCGGAATCTGCGCGCCCGTGGCCGGGTCGACATACCCGACCGGCTGAGTGGGCTCAGGCAGCGGCAGCAGCCGCACCTCGGGCCGGCCGTCGAGCAGCCGCACGGCGCCCGAGGCATCGACGATGGCGGTGCGCTCCTCGTACTCCACGGTGGGAATGCCAGACTCCGGGTAGTCGATGATGATGCGGCGGACCCTCGGGTACGGCAGGCCGGTGGTCGTGTCGTAATTGCGTGGCATGGCGATCTACTCCTGTTGCTGGTGGCAGGTCAGGGGGCGACGTAGCCCTGGACGTTGGCCGACACAGTGCCGGCGCCTGATGCGGTGACGGTCTGCAGCAGCACGGGGGCCGTGACGGTCGCGCGCAGGGGGGTGCTGAAGGTCAGCTGGCCGGCTGGGCGGCCCGAGGTTGGGATGCGCGTTTGCCAGAGCACCTTGTGCAGCGTGGCCGTGACGCCGGTGCCGCTGATGGCCAGCACCGCGCCGCCCCTGGTGGCCGACAGGGTGATGGAGGCTGCAGCCGGCGTGCTCTGCACGTAGTACATGACGCCCGCGGTCAGCCCGGTGACGGTGGATGCGGAGGCCACCATCGCGTCGCCAACGGCCAGGTTGTGGGTGGCACTCAGCACCAGCGTGTTGCTGGCGATGGTCTGCGAGTTGGCCGAGAGATCCTGCTCGCGCAGCCGCAGCTCGGTGGCGTTGGTCAGCGCGTCAGAGATCAGGTCGATGGACGTGACGTAGTTGCGGTTGCCCGCAGCAGCCGCCTCGCGCACGGGCACTGCCGTGGCGGAGTTGGTGATGCTGACCGGCGTTTGCCAGTCGGCCTCGGGGATGGAGAACGACTTCGTGATGCCGACGCCGAGCATCGTGCCGACCCAGTGCTGAGCGCGGGCAGTGGCACCGACAGGCGCGGCATTGACGTTGCGGGCGGCAACACCCGCAACCAGCGGGTTGGGCACTGCGGCATCGGCCGCTACCGTGCCAGCCGCGGCCATGGTCCAGTTGCCCGACTGAGCGGCCGAAAGACCACCCCCTTGCACCGACACCGGCCAAGCCGAGGACGCATCGTTAGCCGGAAGCGACCTGCTCTCAACACGGTGCCGCAGGAAGCAAAGCAACCGCACGAACGACAGCCGAAGGTCGGTGCGCGGGATGATCGCGCCGCCGCAGTTGGTAGAACCAAAGTCCGACGGCAGCGTGCGCTGGTCGGCGAACGGCAGCACCAGCGTGAGCGTCGTCGTTGCGGTGTTCGCAATCTTCCAGGGGCCGTCGAGGCCGAGAGTGGCGCCCGTTGCAGCGTCAACACACCCGACCAGCTCGGCGAGGGCGCCGATCGTGCCGCCCCAGTTGCCGCTGCCCGTCAGAACCAGCTGGCGCGTGCCGTCCACGAGCGTGGAAAGCACTGCGGACTGCGCGGCGGCAGAGAAGACCCCGAGGCTCGTCATGAGGTTGCCACCGTGCGCCCGCGCGACGAAGCCGCCTCTGCTGGTGATGGTGCCGGCAGTGCCGATGGCCATCGTGAAGCGCCTGTTGTCGATGACCGCCAAAACGGGCGTGACAGCCGCCACGTTGGGGAACTCCGTCGCACCCTGCGCACGCATGCCGTAGCTCAGCATGAGGTCACCGACCTCGAGGTCGTGGTCTCTGTCGAGCTCGATCTCGGCAGTGGTCGTGCCCGTCTTGATGGCGTTGACCACCAGGCCGATGGGCACCGTGAGCGCGGCGTTGTTGGTGGCGCGGACGCGCAGCTTGTACCGCTCGGCCGGATCGGGGCACACCTGCGTGCGCGGCAGCCGGTTGTTGGACTGTGCCGACGAATCGACGGGCGCGTCGATCCACTGCGTGCGATCAGACTGGACCACCAGCTTGAACTCGGTCGTCGCCGCGAACGCGTACTGGTTGGGGCTGTTGACCAGTTGGACGCTGGCAGTGGTGCCGACAGTCACCGAGTGGTTGCCGGCGATGGTGCCCGATGGCAGCGCATCGCCCGCCTCGCTGCGGATGTAGAGCGAAGCGTTGGTGACGGTGGCGTTCTCGAAGATCTGGCTCACGCCGTTGCGCGAGCGGCCAAAGCGCTCGCGGAAGTAGACGTAGCCGAGCGCGGGGCGGGGGAGGTCGGTGACGGTAAAGGTCACGGCGGTGGTGCCGACCGTGGTGACTGTGGCGTTGAGGCTCCAGACAGAGCCAGCCCTGGTGCCAGTGCCTTGCTGCACATACACGGCCACCGCGAAGCGCACGCCGGCCACCACCGTCATCTCTGCCGCGGTGTCAAAGTCGGCCGCGCGGGTAAGAATCCACGGGACCCCCGCGTTCCCCACTTGCGTGAGCACGTAGATGCCGTTGTTTGCCTGAGCGGCTTCGTCCTTGACCAGCACCCGGCCGCCGAGCGGGATGGTGACGCCATCCACCGTGGGAAACGCGCCGTTCGCCGTGGCCGTGAGCGTGGCGCCGACGCCTGCCGTGCCGTTGGCGTAGGTGTTGGCGGGCAGCGCCACTGCTGCGGTAGCTGCTAGCACCGCGGAGCAGTACGAACTGAGCGAGGGGATCGTGCCGCCCGGCCCGGCGGTGCACTGGAACACATCGGGCGCCGGCACCGCCGACACCACGAGTGAGGGGTAGTTGATGCGGCTGTCGGGCACGGCCCGGCAGCCGATGCTCTTGCCCACGCTCAGGTTGTGGGGCTGCGCAGTCTGAACGGTGAGCGTGGTGCCCACCTGCGTGATGGACAGGATGACCAACTGCGGCACGTCTGCAAGCGGCTCGCTGGTGTCGACGACCTCGATCGCGAACTCCTGGCCCAGCGTGCGCTGTGACATCGACGCGCCGAACGCGATTTCAGCCGACATGCGGAAGTGCCAGGCCGGATCCAGCTCGATGACTGTCTCGGTGCCTTGCAGCAGCGGCGATTTGGAGATGACCAGGTAGCTGGCTGCCGCGGCGTTGCCGTCGGCAAAGACCAGGTCGCCGCTGCCCTTGACCTCTACCCAACGGCCGCCGGTGTTCGGTACGTAGACCTCGAAAGCCTCGCGGAACTCGTTGCCGATGTTGCCGCCGAGGTCAGCCGTCGAGAGCTCGCGGAACTTGCCGGCGGCTGTGTCGAAGACTTTGGGATGGGTGATGGACATGAGGGCTCCAGTGATGGGGGTCAGCCCGGCGCCCGGGGCTGCGGCGCGGGCGTGGGCTGCGCCGCGGGCGCGCCGGCACGGGGGCGCAAGGTGATGCTTCGGGCGGCCAGGGCGGCGTCGTCAGCGGCGCGCTGCTCCACGACGGCGTTGAAGTCCTGGCCGAAGAGCTCCCAGCTGCCGCGGGTGAGCGTGGTGAGGCCGCCGTCGACAGCGTCGAGGAAGGCCGTGACCTCGTCGCGCGGGTTCAGGCTGCCTTGGCTGTCGCCGTGCCAGGCGCCGCGGCAGTAGGCCCAGCGCATGCGCGGGTCAGAGAAGAAACCGGGCGCGCGGATGCGGCCGGTGGCCACGGCCTCGGCAAGCCAGGTTTCGGTGACGGGCTGGCAGAAGTCGACGGCGGTTTGCGTGCGCACGTCGAGCAGGTGCTTCCACGCGTCCAACCAGGCGGCGCGGGCGGCGGTGTAGCTGGTGGAGAACTTCTTGAGCAGCAGCTCGCTGCCGATGAAGGTGCCGGCGCCGAGCTGGTCGAGCACGGCTTGCACGAACGGGCCGAAGGCGGGGTTGGGACGGCCGGGGTCCACGACGTTGGCCTTTTCGCCCTTGGCCAGCGCGATGACGGCGCCTGGGCCCAGCTCCACGTCGGCCGCGGCGGACTGCCCCGCGCCTGCGCCGGCAGCGTCGCCACCCGCCATGCCGAAGATGGGGGCCGCACCGGCGCCGGTGGGCGTTTCGATCACCATGGTGAGGAAGGCGCTGACGACTGCGGCCTTGACCTCGGCGTCGGTGTAGTCACCGAGCAGCTTGAACAGGCCCATCACGGGCGCCAGGTAGCTGACGCCGCGCGGCATTTCGGGCCGCAGGCGCTTGAAGTGGTGCAGGATGCGGCGGCGGCCGCTGGGGCCCACGGGCACGACCCAGTCGCCTTCGTAGGCGGGGGCGGCTTTGCCGAAGTAGAGCGAGCCCGGGTGCTGGCGGTACACGTGCACGCCATCGACCAGGCCGTCGGCGCCGCGGCGGATGCCGCCGGCCACCTGGGCGTTGTCGGTGACGTTGTTGGGGTTGCCCACGCGGTCGGCCTCGAGCACCTGCACGCGCAGGCGGTAGGGCTGCGTGGAGGTGGGCGCGCCGTCGGGCAGCATGCTGAAGCAGTCGCCGCTTTCCAGGCGCGAGCGGGTGACGAGGTCTTGCAGGCCGTAGAAGGTTTGGTCGCCGTAGTAGTCACACGCGGTGCTGTCGGCCCACATGGCGTGCTCGGCGCTGACTTCCTCAGCCCAGGCCTTGGCTTGCTGCACCGTCCAGCCCAGGGTCTTGAGGTGCGGCATGGGCACCCACACCAGGCCGGTGCCGATGGCGCGCGCGACGTTGGTGTTGATGGCGCTGGCGGCCAGGGGGTGGTTGCGCACCAGGGCGCGCGCCTGGCCGCGTTGGTCAGAGATGCGGCGCAGGGTGTCGGCGGCGGCGCTGCGCGGCTGGGTGACCCAGCGGGAGAGGAAGCTGTCGCCACCGGCGGTGCTGGTGTAGCCGCTGTCGTCCATGGCCTGCGCGCCCTGCAGGCTGGCCTGCATGAGCTCGATGCGCGCGCGGGCGGCGTAGCGCTGCAGGGCATGCTGCGGCGCCACCTGCTCCACCAGGTGGTCAAGAAGGGTGCGGCGCATCAGCGCAGGCCGGGCACGATGCGGTACTGGCGCCGGGCACCGGGCGTGAGCGCGGCAACGTCGCGATCGAGCTGCTCGATGGCGGTGCGGATCACGGCCAGGTCGGCACGCGTCAGGCGGCGGCGGGTGCCGCCTTCGCTGATTTCGTACTCTTGGGCGCCGCTGAGGATCTGCGCCTCGGCGGCCAGGTAGTTGGCCCGGCGGGCTTGCAGCTCTTGTAGGGTGGCCATGGTGCCTGGGCGCTTAACGGGTGGCGGCGGCAAGCAGCCGCTGGAAGGTGCGCGCGAACTCGCGCTCGGCGGTGCGCTGGGCGATGCCGGTGAAGTCGAGGCGGGGGCGGTAGGTGGGTGCCTTGCGGACGAACACCAAGACGGGGACGATGCCGCCGCCGGGCTGGCGCCGGTACACGCCCGGGGCCATGGCGCCCTTCTTCACCGCCAGCTCGCCGCCGACGATGGAAACGCGGTCAAGGCCACCCACGAAGTAGGGCGCGTTGCGGGCGCTCTTCTTGCTGCGCTTGCTGGCCGTTTTGCGCTGGGCGGGGTCGAACGCGGTGCGGGTGGCAGTGAGGATGCGCTGCATCTCGCCGCGCTTGAGGTTGCCCTGCGGCGTGAGCAGGTTGCTCGGGACGCTGCGACCAAGCACCGCACGCCGGCCCGCGGCCAACACGCCGGCGTAGCGCATGTTGCGTTCGAAGCGCTTTTCTTTGCGCCGGCCGCCGTCGACCTGGGGCAGCAGGTAGTCCTCAGGCAAGGTGCCGTTGTTGGAGCTGCGGTCTTTGACGGCGACACGGGCCACCAGGTTGGTGGCCGTGGCGGTTTCGATGCGCGTCGAATTCAGGGTGTAGGGGGTGGCGCCGCCCTGAAAGACGCGCGGCATTTCGGCCTTGATGTCGGCCTGGGCCCGCTGCGCCGTGAACGTGAGCGCCTTGGCGGTGACCAGCGGCACGGTACTGCCCACCAGCGAGCGCATCTCCACCGCGGCATTGCGCGCGCTGGTGGCTGACTTGCTGACGCTGTACATGCTGCTTTGCGAAGCCCCAAAAGAGCCGGCCCCAGGGCTTGCGCCGAGGGGCCGGGAATGTCGTCGAGGAGGGTGGGTTCAGGTGGGCGGCTCTTCACTACCTACCCGAAACAGAGCGAATTCTGGGGGGATGTGTCTCATGGTGGCGAGGGGTTTGTTGTCTCATGTGGGGGAGACAACTGGGCGATTGACGGATAGCGGCGGGGGGAGGTAATCGCGCGAGTCAACCCAGCGGCGGCGGCGGGCCTTTGCCGAAGGTCGCTTCAAAGTCAGCAATTTGGTACTGCAGGCCATGCTCTTCGGTGTAGTCGCGGTCAGCCTGGATCTTTGCGCGGGCAAGCGCCTCGATGGCGTCGAGCTTGCTCACGCCGCCGGCCTGGATGCGCTCGAAGAGCGCCGGTACCGTCAGCTCCAAAGCCTCGGCCAAGAT